ATATCTTCCAGCATCTCGGCTTGTTCGTTTGCTGCAATTACTTCAAGACACAATGGTATCTTAAACATAGAACTGCTGACAAAATGTGAACTCAGGCGTTACTTCGCTATCTCTTAAATTGGCGGTTAAGGTCAGCCACATTGAGCCGAGCGGTTTGGGTGGCCTGCCCCTTTCAATATGAAACCCACCAAAACCATCTTCATACTCCTCTTTATAGGTTGATGTTCTAATTTGGTGTACGTTGCGAGCCTTTATTTTCTTTTGATGGCTATCGTATACCTCAACCGGGTTGATGTGGTGGTAGAGTTCGTGAACATGGCCTTGCCAAATGCAATCGTAACCCTCCATTGACGCCATAAATCGTTGGTCTTGAATTACACCCTTTGTAACAGCACCACCACCACCGTAGCCGTGATAATAACGTAGTGTCCATTTCCGTCTGTGACCGTGTTCGGTGAGATTAAATTTGAAATCTACCACACCACCATATCCGCCAGCGTAAACATTTACCCCGTGAGTGGTGTTGAATAGGTCAACAAAACGCTGTATCGGGTCGGTTTCAAGTGCCTTTAAAATTGCAGTTTCGTGGTTGCCATATCCGACCAGCAGAATATGGTCTTTGTAGGGTGCAAACCATTCAACAGCATCCTGAATTACCGCATCGATGTAGTTTGCTTTGTTGTGTTCAGGCCGGATGTCCTTTTTGCTGCGTCTTGGGTCATACTTCCCTTGCATCATGCAGAAAGTGTCACCATTTAAAATGATTTTACAACCCCTTTTGACCGCTTCATCCATATGGTTTTTGAGTAGTTCCCTGTCACACTTGGGATTATCCCAGTGCAGGTCACTCATAAGAAGCAGGTTGATTGTTTTGTCGCAATATACAGCGTGGATATTCCGGCTGATGCGTTTGGTATCTTTCACCATCTACCTATAAAAGTAGTTTTATTCTCGATGTGTAATAAAGTCCACAAAAGCCAACACAATGGGCAGTATATATAACATTATGCCTATGTCTTTCATAAAGAAAAAAGCCTATCCCTGTTGGGATAGGCGTTCTTGTTGGTAAATGTAACACTCTCGCACCTTGTACCAATGCTCCACACTGGGCAGGTCATCGGGTTGATTTGCGTAATCGTATGGCTCGGCTTCTGGCAACTCGGCAGTTTTACCGAACAGTTGACAAATTTGCAACTGCCTTTCAATTGATTTGGGTGTTTCTCTCTTTTTCATTTGTATGGTGATGGTTTTTTATTTCCGTTAAACCAGCCTTGAATGCGCTGTTGTTGTTCGCGATGTACGGCATTTACTTTGCGCTCTGCCATTCCCCATTCCGGCTGCATTGCTTCGATTAAATTTCTATCGTGCAATTCTTTGCGGATGTGATTGATTGCCATATACGCTGTGATGTCATTTATTATATACCTATTGGCAAGGGTTGCAAGTTCGGAAACATAAAGTTTGGCATTTAAAATGTCTCCGGCATCAAGTAAGGCCACCACTGGCAGTGGCCTTACATCATATTGTGCGTCTAATTCTTTGTTCATGGCTTTAAAATAATTGTGTCGCGGTTGCACTTACCATCATTTATCCACTCCACCAACTTATCCAATTTTTCATATGCCCAATCCGGGATAAACTTGCCCTCACATTCGATGAACACACGAGGATAATCGTATAGGCACCTGCCCAATCCAAACTGCACAGCAGCTCGTTTCATCGCATCGCTGATGCCACCCTTTTCAGGCTCTATGTTTGTCTTGCTTGCACCATCTTCGCGGTACACTTCGCGCTTGTTTACGGTCACGGTCAGGCGACAAAGAAAACCATTGCTGATTTCCCTAAATTCCGATGTCCAATTCTCCGGCCCAAATGCAGCATCAAAGCGATGCATAACACAACGGTTGTTGATGTAAGGCACCACAATCAATCTGCCTGTGCTGGTTTGACTTTGCACACGCCATTCAATCTCATTTGGCAGAATGGGTGCGGTTAGGATATTATTCATAGCTGACACCCTCCTTTTCAAGTCCTAATTCGTACATAAATTTGGCCTCTTGCAAAAATGCAATCAGTTCATCAATCTTTTCAGCAGGAATGGCAAACCTCTCGGTCTCGTTAAGATTGCTCCATTTGGCTGTAAAGCTGACAATGTCGGTGAATGATGAGTAATAAAACTCATACTCGCAGGTCGAAACCCTGCCGTGCTTGGTTCTGTGTTCTAAATCGTGTTTCATATTTGATTGATTTGTATGGTGCAAATATAGTATAGTTTTTTATATCTGCAAACTTTTTTCAAGATTTTTTTTGGCAATGTTTACAATCAACTCTTTACTGTAAACTTCCGCATGGTATCCCTTTTTGCGATACCTTGCCAGCACTCGGTCGGCTTCATGATTTGGCACGATGTCAAAGGATAGCATCTCAGCTTTCCAATAAATGATGGTTGTATACAACTCCTCTCGCACGGCTATTCACGTATTGATAAGCAACATCAATAATCTGCTGTTCTTTTTTGCTTTTGTATTTACCCGGTGTGTTCAGGGCTTTGATAATCGTGGCGTAACTGGCAATGCCGTCGCAGTATTGCACAACCGCCATCACATCCCCTTTTTTCTTACAGTCCTGAAAATGCTGCCTTTTCTCTTCGTATGTCATTTTTTGCTATTTTTAATAAAATTAGATATCCGATTAAATCGTTCAAAGTGTCCTCGTCTGTGGCTTCCATTCCTGCGCCACGTGCAATCCGGCTTAACTTGTCATCGATGCGGACAAGCAATTGCTCTTGATTGTCTGCCTTGCTGAAAACTCGCACCGGGTTAAGGGCGGAGTTTCCATATTTGGCATTTTTGTCCAGCAATAGCTTTTTGATGCTGTCGCAGGTTTGTTCAATCTTCTCTTTCATTTTTCAACTGCTCGAAAATAACAGCCATTAATCTCAAAGCTTCATCAGTTGCTTCATAATATCCCAACTTCCAAACTTCGCTTTCATTACTTTCCTGCACATCTTTATTGGTGTCAATTAAATCAACCATCAAGGATGCCATAAATTTATCAATCTTTTTCATAATTAAAAAGGTAAATCATTTTGTTCACGCTCAATTTGGTCAATCATGTCATTTGCGAAATTCTGCATGATGCCACCTTTGTCGGCCTTAAATAAGTTCTCTTTCGGCTTTTGTTGAAAGGTGTAAGCCTTTCCACTACCCACATACACGGGCGGTGTCTTTGCTTCTCGCTGTTCTTTGGTTTGGCTTAATTGCAGCGTGTGGGTTTCGCCAAATTTACCCTCGCTTTTGCGTTCATTAAGCACCAGTTTTAGGTACTTTTTACCGTTTTTACCCTCTGTTATCAGTTCCTTTGGAACATCAGTCAGGCAGATGTCAATTACTATCATATTGCTTTTGCTTTGTTTAGTTTTTTTCTTTTATATTTCATTATATCCAGATACACAACCGCTTCATAATATGTGCGGAATAGCATCAAGTTGTCCACGCAATCGGTGTAAGTTCCAAATTCTGTAAGGAACTGGGCAGAAAAAAGCCGATACAACCGGATTGCATAACCACCGTCTGGCAGTTCAACCACGTGGGGCTTAAATGGGTTGATGGGTTTCATTGTGCAAATATACATTTTTAAACATTAATATCCTAATCTATGTTACAAAAACATTCAAAAGACGGGTCACCGTCAAACATTCCAATTTGAGACAATGCCTTGTCTTTGAGTTGCTGATAGCTAATTTCTTTTTTCCATTGGTAGCCGCTTTGCTTTTCAATGTCAATCCACCAATCAAACAATTCTGGCTTTTCTTTTGCAATGATTGCCAACTTTCCCTTTCCTTTCAAAAAACAGCAATCGCAATTACCGTATGGCTCATTGACCAGCAAATCAAAATCTTGCTGTTGCCAGAAATTTAAAACATCTTGTTTGGTAGTTTTCCATTTTACGAGCGGCAAGTCAACATCATCTTGCAATTTTGACCACCTTCTCGGCTCATCATATCGGATGCCATTAAATGAAATATAATCTTTGACACCAATGCTCTTTAAATAGCGTTTAAGGGTATTTATTTTGAGTTCTGTGGTGCAGTATCGAAATTGCATATTTGGAATGCCTGACGGCCTTTGCTCGATTAGTTGCATGTATGGCTCTCCGTTGCGTGAAGCTGTCTTGTAATCAACCACAGCAAAGCTGGCTGGCTTTCGGTATTCAAGCCACACAATATCCAAACCCCACCGCTTATCACATTCATTTACAAAATCCAAAGTTTGCGGTAATTCCTTACCAGTATTTTGGAATGTAACAATGTAATCGGTCAAGCCCTCATAGATTAATCGCTTTGTCATGTAAGCCGATGTCCGGCCGCCAGAGAAATTAATTACATTCATTCACAAACAACTCAAAGTTATTTTTTATAGTTTCAAGCCGGGCAGCATAGCGTCTGTCGGTCGCTGCATAGTCATCCACTAATCTGCAAGCGTGAATGATTGTGCTGTGGTCACGGCCACCGCAAATCTTACCAATGTTGCTGAGTGATATGGCGGTTTTATTGCGGATAAGCCACATGAATATCTGCCGGGGTTCAAGTATTTCACGCTTGCGGGTGGAATGGGAAATATGCGTTGGCAGATAGTCAGCGTATGCCGACCTAATTGCAAGGTGTGCAGCTTTAATTGCTGCGTGTTCGTAGGCAATCTCCATCCGTAGCATCCGTTCCAATTCCTGAATGCGGATTTGCTGATGCTTGATTGTTTCTTTTAGCTGTGCCACCTCGCTCATTCGGAATGTGGTGCGGCTGTTTGTTTTTGGTATTTTTATTTTTATTCTCATGTTCTATTATTTTGAAAAGTTCGTATGCTATTTGTGGACAGATTGCATTTCCGTAGCCCTTTATTGACTCGTTTCTCCACTTTGAAAAGGTAATTCCGTCCAGTTCGGTGGGAAGCCCATCATCTCCGCTACAAATCGGGGATTGAGTTGGGAAGTTTTCCCAGTTGGTTGGTTGCACACTGCGTGCATTTCGTTTACTAAACTGCTCCCAAGTTGTAATTTCGGATTGCTCCGCGTGCATCCTCCATTTTTGTCTGATGCCGTTGGAGTATTCAATAAAGGATTGTTCAAAATATATCGGTTCAAAGTTACGCTGTGCATCGAACCCTCTTTCACTTGCGTTGATTTCATCGTTGCCGTTGCATTGGTTGAGTCCATCGCAGTTGGTGTTGGCAGCATTCCGTAAAAATTCATTGCATCCAGTATTGAATTGGGTCGATTCTCTCCATTGGCGCGACTCATCATTGATGTTGCTCCCGTTTCTTTTAATGCTTGTACTCTTTCCGGGTGATCTCTTTGAACACTTGTCGGAGTAGGCAACAAACCAAACTCGGTCTCTTCGGTGCGGTGCGTTTTTGGCTGCAGCTGGAATAATAAACGGTTGAACTTCGTACCCTTCAGCTTCCAAGTCAAGGCACACCTGCTCGAATACCATTCCGCCATCAATGTTGACAATACCAAAGACATTTTCTGCGATGACCCATTTGGGTTTAATTTCACGTATTGCTCGAAGCATTTCATGCCAGAGGTAGCGTTCATCACTTGTTCCTTTTCGTTTTCCGGCAAGTGAAAATGGCTGACAAGGGAAGCCACCGGAAATAATGTCAACTGTTCCTTCATATTTTTTAAAATCTGTTTTGCAAATATCGGTGTGGCTGTCTGCATCAGGCCAATAGTAATCCAACACCTTGCGTGGAAATTCCATCCATTCGCAATGGAATACGTTTTCCCAACCCATCCATTCGGCTGCAAGGTCAAATCCACCGATGCCTGAAAATAAACTGCCGTGTCTCATACTGCAAATATAGTATATTTTTTTATATTATCAAATTTCACGATACAACCCAGTTGGTACATCATATTGAAATAGCTGTGAACCAACCGCACCCCAGTGGCTGAATTTTACTTTCTGCACGTGAACTTCAACGCTGTTGTTTTGAAAGTTACGATAAACCGTGATTCCGTTATCGGTCTTGTTGAAAAAGTTTGCGGAACCTGCGATGTCATAAAGTGTTGGAACTTCGTATATACCGCCATCCTTTTTCTGTATTTTGCGTGGGTGTGCTACCAAAAAGCAATGCACGTTGTACCTCTCGCAGAAGTTGACAATCTTATCCAGCGACTGCCCGATATATTTAGTTTCACTTTCGCTGTACTGGTGTTCCAATTTATTCCATGCGTCAATAACAAACCAATCAATGTTCCTGCGGTTTTTCAGTTCTGCCACCTTTGACAAGATGCTGTCCAGTGTGAAATCCTTTTCCGGCTTTACGAAGTAGATATTGTTTTCCAGCAGCAACAAGGCTTCGTATACTTCCTCTTGGTTCATCCTATTGTGGCCCTGAAACGGTCGCTGTGTTATCTTACGCATCAACTTGCTGATGTGCAATTCCACTGGGCGGTTTTCAGGGCTGTAAAACGCACCTTTCCATCCATGCTTTTGTAATAACTTGATAAGGATATGGTCAAGAAAATCCGATTTACCGTGTCCGGGTACGCCAGTGATGGTTGTCAAATACCCTTTGTGGAATTTCAGTAGGCTGTCAAATCCCGGCATACCCAATCCGCATCCCTCTGGTAATCCGTAGTTATAAAGATTTTCAATTTCGGGCAGGTAATCTGTAATGCTGAACACTCCAACCATTGGGAACTCTGTTGCATTATTTGCAGCATCACGCAAGGCAAATGCACCGTTTAACAGCAGATATTCATTTGCATCCTTGCAGTCAGGGAAAACGATGTAATCGCATTTGTCTTTTCCAAACCGATCTGCAATCGCATTACGCAGGTCAATGCCGGGTGCGTCATTGTCAACCGCAATATGTATCTTTTGAATGTGGTCAAACGATGGCATGAAGCGGTCAAAGAAAGTAAGATTTGGCTGCGCCCCATTCGGCACACTTATCACGTTTTCAATTCCAGCTTCGATTAAAGACAGAGCATCCATCTCTCCCTCAACTATCCACACCTCTTTTGCGGTTGCAAGGCAGTCGATGTTGTATGGGATAAGTTCCGCGCCTTTATGCATCTTGAAATGTTTTGCTCCATCCCGGTACTTCGTGTTTTTTAACTGCCCATTCTCAAAGTAATTAAAACAGATGCAGTTTACTTCCTTGCTAACCTGCGGCATCCATTCCATTTGCTCTGTGATTTGCATCTTATTCAGCGTGGCGGCTGTGATACGTCTGCCCTCAAACCATTTAAGCACCTTGTCGGATAGCGTGGTATTGTTTTTCCATTCCGGCACTTCGTATTTAACCACTTCTGGGCGGTCAATGATTGCACCTTTCCACTGACAGTGCTGACAATACCATGCTTTTTTATCCAAGTTGACTGAAAGGCATTTGTCTGTTTTCTTTTTCCGGGTGTGGCTGCACTGCGGACAAAGTGTCTGCACTTCCCCTGATGTCTTGCCAGCAGGAATTTCGATATTATGGAATGAATAGGTCAGCATACGAAGTTTTTTAAGTGTTTAGGCAGCAATCCTTTTTTGGGTTTATCTGCCAGCCACTTCCGAGCGGTCAAATTTAGAGAAACATAGTTCTTATTGTTGCGGTAATTTTCGATTTCATCAAGGATTTCATCTACCTGCTCACGTTCCCACCCATCTGCAATTATTTTGTCCACCTCTGCGGTTGTAATTTGTAAATGACCAAAAGACCTATATATATTATCTTTATTTATTACATTAACATTTACATTATCATTAACATTAACATTTACATTTACAGCTTTTTTAGCTTTCGTTTGCTTTTCCAAAAAACCATTAGCTTTTTTAGCTTCTGTTTGCTTTTTTGGTCTGCCACCTAATTTGCCATTCTCGCTGCGCTTTTCCCTGATTTCATCCCAATGACGCAGGTCACGTTTTAACTGCATTTTGATTGGCTCAAAAGCTAACTGCATGACTAAGTCATTTGTTTCTGGGTTCTCATCATTGACATACGCGAAGATGTGTTTAATAAGTTTACCCGCAAGGTCATCCGGCAGCATCTTAAAAATGTTCTGCTGGTCGCAATACAGCACAAAGGACTTTTTGTTTTCAGCCATTGTTTTGCCCTTTCATAAATAAACGCTTACATTCTGTGTAGTAAAGCTGCTGCATTGACAATTTGTGCATCTCATACTTGTAAGCAGGCAGATGCTCTTTGATTGTGCAGTTTTGCTTTTTGACTTCCAACTGGATGATTTGGTTTTCCAGTTCTTCCAGACACCGATTGCAGATATCGGCCGGGATAGGTTTGGGTTTTGTTATATTCATAAATACAAAAGACCCCACACTTTCAAGGTTGAACCCGGCTGGAAGTGAGCCGCCCTTTACTTGTGTGAGGTCTTTCTGGTTATGCTTTGTCATTGTCTTCCTAATTTCGGCACGGGGTTCAGTCGTGTTATTCCGATACGCAAATATACGAATTAGTTTTTACTTTGCAAAATTATTTTCAACAAATTTCTGCTGTTCCTGCTGTGCATCAGCATAGTCAATGCGGCTTTGAATGGTAAAATACCAGTGCCAGCCTTTTTCCCATTCGTTGAATTGGTAAGTACCTTGTCTGTAAGGGTTGATACCATCGTGTAGGTCTGCATCAAATTCGGCTGCTGCTTGATGTCCTTGTTCAAATACTGTGTTCATGCTGCAAATGTAATATAGTTTTTTATATCTATGCAAGTATTTTAATAAAAAGTTTTCAACATTCTTAAAATTTATGGTAATTATTCCACAAACTTTGCATCGTTGCAGAAACACACAAAGATATATTTCCAGCATTTCGGCTATTCGCCCGGTGATTTCATCCCGTGTGAGGTGTGCGGAGCAGTGGCAAATGACATTCACCACATTCAGGCACGTGGCATGGGTGGAAGTAAGACCGCTGACGGCATTGAAAACCTGATGGCTCTTTGCCGAAAGCACCATGAAATGTATGGTGATCGGAAGCAATGGAAAGATTGGTTACAAAAGGTTCACGATTTGAAAATGAATGAAAGAGGGTGACGAAAAGCCAAATCATAACAGAGATAGCAATCAGCAAATGGCTGCCGGATTTCTGCGGAAAAGTAGGCAAGCACGTCGCAAGCGACTTACAGCAGCATCTTTTACTCCTGTTATGCGAGATGTCCGAAGAAAAAATCACCAACCTACACCAGAACGGCACACTGATATTTTACCTTGTCCGGGTGGGAGTGAACGCAGTAAACGGAAATAGATATACAAAGTTTTACCGCGACCACCTACGCACCAATGAAACGCTACCCGATGACTACGATGACACCGCAGAGGATTATGATGAAAGCAATTTTAGACGGATGCAGGAAGCAAGGGAAGCAATCAACTACAAAGAGGTGGCATTGCATTTCAACCGCTCGGATTGGTACGTTGAGAAACTATGGCTGCTATACAATGAAAACCGCAGCATGGCCAGCATAGCAAAGGCCACCAAAATAAACTATCGTGAAATCAGTCAAATAATAAACGCCCTGAAAGCACAAATAAAAGAAAGATACAATGAACTTGGTTAATATCATATCCGTTGCCGCTTTGGCGGTGTTGCTATCACGGTACCTATTTCCACCCGTGATAAGTTTTATTTTAAAAGTTCACAGACCGCACCGCCCAGTTTATAAACCTTGGGAATGTGGGTTTTGTTTATCTTGGTGGCTCGGCCTTGCCTTATTCATTCCACTTGCCGGGTGGTGGGGGTTGCCGTTTGCTGCCCTGTCTGCTGTGTGTGGAAGTTTAATTGATAGATATTTATGATTGATTACATAGTGGGAATAGGAATATGCCTATGGTTTATATATATATCATTGAAATAATATGACACCAGAACAAAAAGAAATCTGCCTACAACTGAAAGAAACCATTGAGCGCATCAACCGCACTGGAACTTATCACCTCGCGGCTGATTACTATGCCAAACTCAACGAGGTACACCGCCAGCTTTATGGTCAGCCATTGCCCGGTTGCCGTAGCTGTATGTTTGACGCACTGAAAAGATTATATCGGGAAGCCAATGCCTAAAATAATACACTCAGGAAACGCAGGGGATTTAATTTACTCATTGCCGGCCATGCGGAAAGCTGCTGAACTTAAAGGCGAAACCGTTGATTTATACCTGCGCATCAACGTACCTGCAAAATACGGCAACCTATCCCACCCGATGGGGGGCGTGCAGATGAATAAAAAAATGGCTGAAATGCTGGAACCATTGTTATGGGGTTTGGAGTTTATCAATGACATTCACATAACCGAAAACGATGAAAAGGTTGATTACAATTTTGACCTATTCCGAAAGTTTCACAATTACACAGGGCATATTTCGCAATGGTATTTCCATATTTACCCGGAGTTGACCTGCGATTTGTCACAGCCGATTAACTTTGATTTGAAGCCAAGCCCGGAAGCGTTTGATATTGTACTTAACAGGACTTCAAGATACCACAACCCCACGTTTGACTATACAGCCCTGCGCCAATATCAGGACCGCATCACTTTTGTGGGCTTGCCCGAAGAGTTTAGGGTTATCAGCGCAAAGTTGCCAAACATCAAACACTATCAGATTGATGATTTTTATCAATTAGCGCAGGTAATATCCGGGTGCAACCTTTTCATCGGAAACCAATCAATGGCCTATGCCATAGCAGAGCAAATGAAACACCCCAGAGTTGTGGAGATTTGCCCGAACGCTCACAATGTTATCCCAACCGGGGCGAACGGATATGGTGCATGGACTATTTTAAACCTATTACAAATTATAAAACAACATGGCTGAAACAGCAAAAGCACACGAAAGGCGCAAAGCGTCAGGATTTTATGAGAAATATATTAAAGGGCAGGGAATAGACATAGGGTGTGGCAGAATAGATACATTTGACGGCATTGACACAATTTCAATGACTGATTGTGTGCATCATGATAAGGATGATTGTGATGCCACGACAATGGATAAATACGCGGACAACACATTCGACTATGTTTATGCATCCCACGTGTTGGAACATCTTGACGACCCAGTTACCGCCATACAAAATTGGTATCGTATCTGCAAACCCGGTGGGCATATTATTATGAGTATTCCGCATCGTGATTTATACGAGCGTAAAAAGACATTGCCGAGCCGTTGGAATTTAGACCACCGATATTTTTACCTGCCCTACTCATGTGAGCCACCACATACTTTTAGTGTTGAGGGTATCTTGCTACAATCAGGCATAAAAGAGTATTGGGATATTGAAGTCATCGACACGGCAACAAACAAAGACAAACCCGAAGAGCATAGCAACGGGGAGTTTTCTATCGAAGTAATAATCAAAAAAAATGATTTGGGTAAAACTAACAAACGTAAAGGCAAATCCATATAATCCCCGTGTCATTCGGGATGAGAAGTTTGCCAAATTAAAGCAGTCAATTATTGACTTTCCAGAAATGCTGGAAAAGCGGCCTTTGGTTTGCTATACCGAAGGTGAGAAATACATTGTGCTGGGTGGCAATATGCGGCTCAAAGCATTGTCGGATATCGGGGCAAAAGAGATACCCATTATTTTGGCAGACGAATGGACAGAAGAACAAAGGGCGCAGTTCCTGATTAAGGACAATGTGGGTTTCGGTGAGTGGGATTGGAACGCACTTGCAAACGAATGGGATGCGGAAAAATTAGAGGCGTGGGGTTTGGAATTGCCGGGTTTCAAAGTTGATACAGGTGAGTTGGGAACTGAATTTAGTTTGCCAGATGGGGATAAAGCACCATTTCAGCAGATGACATTTACATTAGCAGACGAACAAGCGGAGCAGATAAAAATGGCTATTGCGGATATAAAGCTAACCAATGAGTATAAATACTCCGAAACATTTGGAAACGAAAACAGCAACGGAAATGCGCTGTATTTAATCATAATGCAATGGGCAGAGCAAAGGAAATAATTGTTAAGGTAATCCCGGCAAAGATTGCCAATGAATTTGTAAAGAAACATCATTACAGCGGGAAGGTTGACCCAAGATGTTACGTTCACTTTGGTTGCTTTCTTGACGATAGGCTTCATGGAGTAATGCAACTTGGCCCAAGCATCAATAAACACGCTTCTGTAAATCTTGTAAAAGATACGCATTGGAACGGATATTGTGAACTTGCAAGAATGGCCTTTGATGACTATTTGCCTGCAAATAGCGAAAGTAGATGCATTTCAATTATGATGAAGCTACTTAAAAAGCAAGCACCACATATTGAGTGGATAGTATCTTATGCAGATGGGGCACAATGTGGAGATGGCAGTATTTACAGAGCAACAGGTTTTTATCTTGTGGATATTAAAAAGAATACAAGTATGTGGAAAATGCCTAATGGAGAGGTTGTGTGTTCATTAGTATTTAATCCTTCTTTTTCTTCCGATGGTGCAGGGCAAAAAGCAAAAAGGATGGGTAAGGTTGGTGAGTATAAAACTTGGAGTTCTACAAGATACTTAAACCACATAGGCGCAAAGCCAATACCTGGTTTCCAATTAAAATATATTTACTTTCTTAATGAAAGCGCAAAGGAAAGATTAACCGTTCCAATTCTACCATTTAGTAAAATAGATGAAATGGGTGCAGGTATGTATAAAGGCAAAAAAATAACCCTGCAAGAACGCAGGGCTAATTTGAGCGGTGAGGTCGGCTCGAACGCCAATTCTAAACTGGATGTTTAGCGTGTTACCAATTACACTATCACCGCTTATATGGGACAAAGATAATCAAAAAAAACAAAGAAACAACAGTGAACGAACAAAATTTAAAAAAGTTTGAAAAGGGGGTAAGCGGCAACCCAAACGGCAGACCGAAAAAGTACGTTACTCTGCTCAAAGAGCAGGGCTATAAATTGGCAGAAATTAACGATACCATCCAAGCCATGCTGTCAATGGATTTGGATGAACTTAAAGAAGTTTGGCAAAACCCAAAAGCAACCATATTAGAAAAGACAATCGCCAATGCTATGCGGAAGTCATTGGAAAAAGGCAGCCTGTATTCCATTGAAACGCTTTTGAGTAGGGTATATGGCAAGCCAAAAGAAACGGCTGATGTCAACCAGACGGTGAGCGGTGAGATTAAAATTACATTGGATTTAGGGGAATGAAAAGAAAAAAGCACATATCAAAAAGACGTGAGAAAAAAATGATAACCATCCACTTTCATTACATCCTGATTAGGAGTGGTTATATCAGGGCAGCGTATAAAAATCTCAAAGAAGCCATTAAGAATTGGAACAAATGAAAGTATTAGCCCTTTGGAATGGAATGGGTGGGGTTGAATATCACCGCTTATATGTGCCACTGAAACGCCTGCAAATCGACCACGCTGACCAAATCGAGGTAGAAGTCAGTCAGGAGTTTAATAAATCAGGATTACCAAATTTAAAACAATATGACCTTGTATTATTCAACCGATGGCTGGGTAAAGACCACTACGAGATACTGCACTTTTTGGCAAAGCACGGCATCCCGTACATTGTGGACATCGATGACTTTTGGGAACTCCCGAAGTACCACCCTACCTATAAGTTTTTCCGTGAGAACAAACTAAAGCAGGCCATTGTCGATGCCATCCGCTACGCTGACGGGGTTACCACCACAACACCGCAGTTGGCTGCTGAGATTAAGAAACTCAACCGACGGGTGGAGATACTGCCCAACGCATTGGATACCACAGATGAACACTGGCTATCTGCCCCACAGCAACGCGATGTGTTTACATTCGGCTGGGTTGGTGGCCTTACACACAGCAACGACATCATGATAATCAGTGATGCCATTGCCAAGATATGCGATGAGTATGGCGACAATGTGCGGTTTGTTATTTGCGGTTGGATGCCGAATAATTACGTATGGGATAGTATCCTCTATAAGTTCAACGGCAGCACGGGGGTATTGCGACCGCAGGTGGTTGTATCAGCAGCGCAAGCACCAAACGAATATGGTAATTTTTACCGCTTGTTTGATTGTGCTTTGGCCCCATTGGAAGATACCAAATGGAACAACTGCAAATCGGAGTTGAAAATCATCGAAGCGTCAACCTATAAATTGCCCGTGATAGCATCAAATGTCAACCCATATATTAACCACGCTGAAAACTACGGGGTGCATTTCACGGACAACACCCCGGATGCGTGGTATAAATCAATGAAACACTTTTTGGACAGCCAAGAAAGCGCACGGATTTTGGGGGATAATAATTACTATTACTGCAAAGAACATCACAACCTTGATAAAATCAACTTGAAACGGTTGGAATTCTACCAATGCACATCCAATATAAGCGACCATTTGTAACGGATTATCAACGCAGGATATTGGATAGCCCTGCAAGGTACACGATTACAGCAGCCGCCACCAAAGTAGGCAAGACGGCATCGCATATTATTTGGCTGTTTGAACAGGCATTGACACTCAAAGAAAATCAGTCAGTGTGGTGGGTTGCCCCGGTGTATCAGCAGGCCGAGATTGCATTCAATCGTATGCGGACACAGGTGACGAACAAGGCATTTTTCAAGGTTAATGAAAGCAAACTGCGACTGACCACCCCAACGGGTGGCATCATTCAATTCAAGTCAGCAGAAAAGCCCGACAACCTTTATGGCGACGATGTTTATGCAGCCGTGTTTGACGAGTTCACACGAGCAAGGGAAGAGGCATGGTTCGCTCTACGTTCCACCCTGACCAAGACCGAGGGCAAGTGCAAACTAATCGGAAACGTAAAGGGTAAAAAGAACTGGGGTTACAAGTTGAGTGAACGGGCAAGGATGGGAGAGCTTAACTACGAGTTTCACAAAATCACAGCCTATGACGGGGTTAATGCTGGCATCCTTAAAATTGAAGAGGTTGAGCAGGCCAAAAGGGATTTGCCACAGCATATATTTTCGGAATTGTATCTTGCCGAGCCAACCGAAGACGGCAGTAACCCATTTGGATTGTCGTTCATCAATCAGTGTATCGCACCGCTATCCAACCGCCCTGCGGAGTGGTACGGCATTGACCTTGCAAAGTATTCAGACTGGACAGTCATCATTGGATTAGATGCCGAGTATAAGGTTTGCCACTTCGACCGCTTTCAAATGGATTGGGCGCAAACTGAGCAGCGCATCATTCGCACAATTGGTAACACACCTGCGGCATTGGATAGCACTGGGGTTGGTGACCCTATCGTTGAGAAGATACAGCGTGTGTGTCCACGTGCAATCGGGGTGAAATTCACATCGGTAAGCAAACAGCAAATGATGGAACAACTGACCGCAGATGTCCACGCTGGCACAATTAAATTTCCAGAGGGTGTAATTGCGGATGAAATGCGTAACTTTGAATTTGAACACACGGCAACCGGGTTGCGTTATTCTGCACCATCAGGGTTACACGATGACGCAGTTTGTGCGTTGGCACTTGCCCGTTATTGTTCACAAAAAAACAAAAAAGGAGTATTTGTAATAATATGAAATTACCAAAGAATTGGAACCAAATCAGCATAGCGCAGTTTCAAGAATTGCAGTTGTTGACAGAGCCGAGTTTTGACAATCAGCTCAAAACATTGTCCATTTTATCAGGAAAAAAACTGGACACAATTGAGGAGATGCGGATTGTGGACATCACGTCTGCACTATCGAAACTTGCATTTATGACAGAGTTACCCACTGCAAAAAACGTGGGTAGCTTCCGCGTTGGCAACACGCTGTATAAATTCGCAGCCAATCAGCATCACTTGCAAGCGCACCAATTTATCATGGTACAAGACTTGTTTGCTGAAAAGGACAAATGGGTGCAGAACTTGCACATGATTATGGCGGCATTGTGTGTGCCTTACAGGATATTCCCACCCAAACGAAAGGAAGTCAAGACAAATGACTTTGAAAAGATTGCAGCGCAGTTCCGGGAACGTATGCCGATTTCGTTTGCCTATGCTTACACGCTTTTTTTTTCTCTATGCTTGCCGGAATTACTCGAAGTTACCCGTCAATATTTAGAGCAGGAAGTGGAGAAGTTGAGGAAGATATACGCAGAAAAGACCGCCCAGCAATCGCATGGCTCAAAACAATAGACGGCATGGCAAATGGTGACCGCACCAAATGGGATTTCTTTTTAAATATGGGGTTGGTGGAGTTTCTCAATGCGGTATCGTTCCACAATGAAAAGCAACGAGCAAAGACAGAACGTCTTAATGCAGCAGCACAAGGGGCAAAATCCGCCAAAGATAGCAGCGTGTACCAAATCGCCTTATTGCAGGAAATGATTTGACCTACTTTTATTAGTGAGGCTACGGCCTTGCCGGGTTAGTGTCAAAGGTAACATCACCATAGGCCTTAACGGGTTGCATTGAGCGGTTCTAAACTTGCAACTCAAAGATGGTGGCTGTGGGTTCGACCCCCACACCCGGAACGATGAATATAAGCAAGGCGGATTTAGCCAAACTCGATGCGTTATTGCCTACCATTGGCATTGATGAAAAAACCGCAGGGATGGGTGGTTCTGTTCTTGGTGATGCGATGGTATTTGTGGCGCAAGTCATAATTGACAAACTCAAACAATCTGCACGTGAAAAAGACCTTAAAGCAACAAACAACCTTATACAAAGCATCTCCGCTGATTATCCAAGTGTTACACCGCAGGGCATTGAACTTAAAATATCAATGGCCGACTATTGGCAATGGGTAGAAAATGGAAGAGGGCCGACCAAAACAACCACTGCAAGCAAACCCACATTGGCTCAAAGTTTGGAGCAATGGATTTCTGCAAAAGGCATTCAGGTAAGACAATCCAAAGGAGAAAGCAAACAAACTGTGCTTGAAAGGCGCAAATCAATGGCTATTGCTATTGCCCGTAAAATTCACAGCAAAGGTACAATCCAGCGCTTTGGTTACAAAGGCAGTAATTTTATTGCCGATGTACTGACCCAACAAAACGTGGACACCATCGCGCAGAAGCTGTCTGATTTGACTGGGTTGCGCCTGACCGCCTATGTCACTACCGAGGTAACGCAATAGGTACTTTTATAGGTAATGGCAATAACTATCAACACGGAGCCAAACGATATTGCTCCCGTTTATTCCGATATTTCCTATGTGGTGACTTCCACCAACTACGCACAGAGTAACTTTAAATTTGTGGCGGTGGTAAAAAACGCAGCTGGCACAATCATTGCAAAACTTAAAGCACCGATTTTTCACGGCACAACCGATAAAGGTGTTTTCAACATCAGCAGGATTTTGCAAAACTATGTGACTTATGACTTTACCCAAAATCTTGGAACATTGAGCAAATGTCTGAACAGCTACATCGGTTACAGCGTGGAATTTGGCGAGGAGTACGGTGGCACGGAACACCTCAACCTAACCAGCGACACTGGTAAATATGCGTGGAACGGATTGTTTGATTTGTACGGCAGCGAAACGGCAGCCACTTACAAAATTGATGTGCCATCCAGTACGCCTAAATTTCTCACCCGTGTACGTACACGCAGAGTAACTACCTCACAATACGATTACCTGCACTTTTTGTTATTGGGTTATAATGCGACACCAAAGATAATTGCCTACAATTCCGCAGGCACAGCCATTGCGACATCGGTAATTAAACTGCCGTGGGTTGCCAGTGTAAGTGACTTATCACAATTTATGGTTCGTTTTGGATGTGGCCCTGTGCAACTCAATGCGCTGACCGCAGGAGAACTTGACAGCGGAACGGCAGGAAATGTCATCCCAAGCAACACATCATATTACACCATCCAAATCCAAACTGGTGCAGGCAATCCGGGAAGTGAGGTTTACCGCTTTGATGTAGTTGAGGAATGCTCAAAATATCTGCCACAGTATCTTAACTTTTTAAACCCATTAGGTGGCTTTGAAAGTGTCCGCTGTAGCATGGCATCCAAAGACAAGTATAACGTGAGCAGAAAGCAATTTAAACGGAACAATTACACATTGTCGGGCAACACGTACGCATATGATACCACGAAACACGGGATTGCTAACTACGCGGTAGAAAAAACCAAAGAGGTGACATTGAACACCAATTGGCTAACCGAAACGGAGTTTGAATGGCTGCAAGATTTGATTGCCAGCCCAGTTGTCTTTTTGGGCAACATTCCCGTAAACATCGTAGAGACAAGCTACGAGGTATTTGATTACGTGGATGGCCCGAATAATTTGAAAATAACTGTTCAATATACTGAACCTGAAAGGCTACAAAACGCATGAACAATGTGAGATTAGTTTGCGGTGGTGTCAGTGTTGACCTGCCGAGTGATTTTGGAATACTGATAAACAAAAGCATTGCCGACATTCGGGAGCCGGAAAGCCGCTCATCGGATTA